GGGCCGCCTGAGGGGAAACCGGTACAGAGAGCCGAAACCTCACTTTACAAAATCGATGAAAACCTCTTCGGCAGACCAGCCCGATGCGGAGCGAGCGAAAAACGAATCTTTCTTAGATAAGCTCGCATCGCAAAACATCCGACTATTAGTTGAGAGACAAAGGTCGGGAAAACCACTTACTCGCGCCGAGCTTCAGCAGGTCGAAAACTACTTCGGCCAACAGCAACAAACGACCACGTGGGCGAAGTCGTTGCAGGAGTTGGCGTCGATGTTCAACGTCACGCGCGCGGCTGTAAAACTGTGGATAAAAAAAGGTGCGCCAGCTGCGAACGCGAGCGGCTTTTACCCGATTGAGGCGTGGCGCGAATGGGTCGAAAACCACGGTTCCGCGAGCGACAGCGAAAACGAACTGGACAAGTCGAGGCTCGTGGCCCGGCAGGTTTGGCTGAAAAACCAAAAACTCGAAATCGAACTGCAAACGCTCCGAGGGGAAGTGCTCCACCGTGACGAGGTGCGACGGAAGCTTTTCGAAACGTTTGACGTGGTGCGACGGCTTCAGTTACGAATCGGCCCGGCAATCGCGCACAGAATCTCCGGGTTGGAACCGGCAAAAATTTCCGAGGAGATCACGCGAGCGATCCGTGAAACCTATGTCGAAATCGAAAACTGGGCGACCGAATGCGCCCGAGCAGAGGAACGAGAGAACGGTCGAGATGCTGCATCCAGCAGACCTGATTCCGTACGCGCGAAACGCAAAAAAGCATGACGATGCACAGGTGATGCAAATCGCCGGGAGCATCAAAGAGTTCGGTTTTAATGCTCCCGTGCTCATCGACCAATCGAATGGCATCATCGCCGGTCATGGGCGCGTAATGGCGGCTTTGAAGCTCGGCCTTGAATCGATTCCCGTCATTCGACTCACTCACCTCGATGACATTCAGCGTCGCGCCTACATTCTCGCCGATAATCGGCTCGCAGAAAATGGTGGAGGCTGGGACGAGGAGATGCTCAAAATCGAGTTGAAGGCGCTGAAGGAAAGCGGCATCGACGAGCTTTTGTCTGGCTTTTCAGAGGAAGACTTCGCCGAACTTCTGGCCGACGATGAGGAGGGCGAAGGGGAAGGCGGTTCGAAATACACGAAGAAAATCACCACGCCCGTCTACGTTCCAACGGGAGAGAAGCCGAGCGAAGGCGATTTGTTCGATGAAACAACCACTCGACGACTCGTTTCTGACATCGAGGCCGAAAAATCGTTAACGGACGAAGAGCGTCGTTTTCTTCTGGCAGCCGCTGAACGACACACGGTTTTCAACTTCGAGCGAATAGCGGAGTTTTACGCGCATTCACGGCCAGAAGTTCAGCGACTCATGGAAGATTCCGCGCTGGTCATCATCGATTTCGATGCTGCAATCGAAAAGGGATTCGTGAAGGTGAGCGAAGACATCCGACAGGCGTACATCGATGAAATCGAAAACGAAGACGCATGAACGAGCGAAGCTTTGTGGCATTTATCCTGTCGCATGGACGACCAAAAAACGTCCAGACATACGCTGCGCTGCGACGGCAAGGATACACCGGCAGAATCGTCATCGTCATCGATAACGAGGACAAACACGGCCCCGAATACATCTCGGAGTTCGGCAAGGAAAGCGTCGTCGTCTTCGACAAAGCGGCTATCTCGGAGACGTTTGATGAGGCCGACAACTTTTGCTCGCGTGCGAATCCAGTTTACGCGCGAAACGCTTGCTTCGAAATCGCTAAAAAACTGGGGTACAGATACTTCGTCGAACTCGACGACGATTATCGAGTGTTTTACTACCGGCGCGATGCGAAACTAAACTACTGCGAAATCGAGATTAAGAACCTTGATCGCATTTTCGATGCTCTGCTCGATTTCTTCAAAGCGATACCAGCCGAATCGATTGCGATTGCTCAATCTGGCGATTTCATGGGAGGGAAAAACGGCGATAAGGGGTTGCACTTGAAACTGCTTCGGAAAGCGATGAACAGTTTCATCTGTGACACCGAGCGGCCTTTCAAGTTCTGCGGCGGTCTAAACGACGACGTAAACACCTATGTCTCGAGAGGAATGCGCGGCAGTTTGTTTTTGACCGTTCCCAATGTCTTGCTGCGACAGGGAGCAACTCAGGCGCACTCGGGAGGCATTACTGAGACTTATTTGAAGTTCGGGACGTACGTAAAATCATTTTACACGATAATGTATGCACCATCGTGTGTGACGATTGTGCTTATGGGTGCGACGAATCTTCGGCTGCATCACAAAATCACGTGGAAAAATGCCGTCCCAAAGATTGTCAGCGAATCCCTTCGCAAGTGATGTTTTTCGAAACCATCGCCGAAATCTTCACGGTCAGAGAATACCGACACCCATGGCAATGGGCCGAGGATAACGTCTGGATCGATAAAACCTCCCGCATCGCTCCTGGGCGTTTTAGGGCCGACACTGCTCCGTGGACGAAGAAACTGCTCGAGGCATTCTCCGATTCCGAGGTCAGCGACATTTCGGTTATGTGCGCCGCTCAGAGCGGTAAGACGCAAGCGTTACTCGTCGCGCTGATGTGGCTCATCTCTGAGGATCCGTCGCCGGCAATGTGGGTTTTAGCGACTCAAGACGAAGCCGAGGACTTCATGCAAACGCGCCTTTTCCCAACCCTCGAGAAGTGTCCGCCCATCGCGCGGATGATGCCGAAGCGGCGGGAGGGATTGCGGAAAATGAGCATCGACTTCGCACCGATGCCTCTCTTCGTCCGAGGAGCCGGTTCACCTTCTAAGCTTCAATCCGTCCCGATTCGATGGTTGTTTCTCGATGAGGTTCGCAACTATCCGCCAAACGCCTTGGAACTGGTAAAAAAGCGCGTCCGAGGGCAGTGGTCATCGAAGACGGTTCAAATCTCGACCCCGGGGAATGAGAACGACGTCGTTCATCAAGCGTTTCTCGACGGCGATCAAAACCGCTTGAGATGGCAATGCGTCGCGTGCCGTGAACCGTGGTTTCCTAAGTGGGAGGATTTAACGTGGGAGGATTCGCCGAGGACTCACGACGGTGGAAGGTGGTTTTTCGACGTTCTCTCCGATACGATTCGCTTGCAATGCCCAGCGTGCGGATACGGGCACCGAGACACGCCGGTTGAGCGCAAAAAGCTCATCGATTCGTTCGAGTGGGTTCCGCAGAATGATCGCGCGCCGAAAAGCAAAGTGTCGTTCACGTGGTCTGCAATCATTCCCCCGTGGATAAAATGGAAGGACATCGTCGAGGAGTTTCTCATCGCAAAGCGACAAATGGACTTCGGCAATGCTCTGCCGATGAAGATTTGGAAAACGGAGACAATGGGCGAGCCGTGGGTTGAATCGATTCGGAACGTTGCTGCCGAGTTCATCTCTGAAGTTAATGCAAGCGACTACCCTCTGCGCGAACGTAGCGGGGGGCGTGCTTTCCTGACAGCGGACGTTCAGCAGTTCGGCGTATGGTACGTCATCCGCGAATGGTTCGCCGGGGGAAGCTCTCGACTCGTAGACTTTGGGCAGGTGAGCACAATCGACGACCTCCCTGCGGTTGCTGAGCGATTCACCGTGTCACCTGCCGATGTCATCATCGACTCGGGATACCAAACGCAGGAGGTGTACGCCGCCGTCGTTAAAAACGGAAGCCGGTGGAAGGCAACCAAGGGGCACGACTCGAAAGAAGGCTACATCGTCAACGGCATCCGCAAACCGTGGAAGTGGTCGGAGACCGATGCGATGACTGGACGAGGGCAACGGGCGAGCGTCCCGCTAATCATTTTCTCGAACCCAATGCTGAAAGACGCACTGGCGCACTTGATGTCGGGCAAGGGGCCGAAATGGGAGTTCAGCAAACAAGCCGGGGACGTTTACATCGGCCAGATCACGGCGGAGCGAAAGGAAGAGAGAATCGACGCCCGGGGCGCAGTGTCTTATTTCTGGCGACGGATTCGGCGCGACAACCATCTCTTCGATTGCGAGGTGCTCCAGCTGGTCGCCGCACTCGCCACCAAAATCATCGGCAGTTCGGTTGATGAGACGGGTATTGTTGAATGACTAACGACATCGACTACGTCGGAATCTTTCGGCAGTTCACCGGCACTCAACTGGCGGAGTCGTTGTCGCGCTTGCAAGCTGAGTTCGCCGACCCGTACACGGCAATCTCTTCGAGCGGCTCCTCATCACAACGGGATCGAGAACAGATTGCGCGCGAACTCGCCGCCTGCTCAGCTGTTATTCGCGAACGCTCTGAAACTACGCCCCGGAATCGTGCGCGCGCTTCCTTTTCATCCCGATGAACTTCCTCCGTCGATTCCAAAACGCCGTCCGCGCATTCCGCTGGGACGGAGCAGAGGCAACCCCAAGCCGAGCGCAAACCCCCGCCGCTTCGTCAAACCATGCCGAATCAGCCGCAGTTCAACGGGGCCGAGTGCAACTCATCTGGGAGGCTCGAAACCTCGAAAACAACCACCCTCTCGTCGCCGGTATTCTCCGAAAGCTCACGCTCTACACCGTCGGCAGTCTTCGTTATCAAGCGAGGACATCCGATCCGACGGTGAATGCGGAATACGAGCGATTTTTTGAAAGCTGGGCGCGTCGCGCCGACGTTTCTGGAAGGTTCGATTTCCTCGGGTTGGTTCAACTCGCATTTTCATCGTTCATCCGTGACGGCGACAGTCTGATTGTAAAATCGCTCGACGAGGATGGCGTACGGCTCCAACTCATCGAAGCAGATCGAATCGGCAATCCCTACAAGACGACAATCTCCGATGATTATGTCGGAGGCATTCGGATTGATACGACGACCGGAAAGCCGATTTCGTACTGCCTGACAAAGCGAACAATGGGGGCGTCGTACATCGATGACCGGGAGGTTCCAGCAGAACGGTGCCACCATCTCTTCGACCCTCAACGGCACGACTCTTATCGCGGCGTGAGCGCATTCGCCCCGGCGATTGCGACGTGCATCGACATCCTCGACATCCTCAACTTCGAAAAGGACGCAGTAAAGTGGGCGAGCGCACAAGCGGGAGTCGTCAAGACGCCCACCGGCGACGGTATGCGCTGGGACGGCCCAGCGGCTGATGGCTCTCGGGTTGAAAACATCAGCCCGGGCACGATTCATTACCTCAAACCGGGCGAGGACGTGCAAGGGTTCAAGTCGGACAGACCGAGCGTCACTTTCACAGGTTTTCTTGAGTCGCTTCAGCGGCACCTAGCCGACGCGCTCGGTCTGCCGTACGGATTTTTCATAGACTCCAGCAAACTAGGGGGCGTGACGGCTCGGCTCGATTCCCAACAAGCCGCGCGGGTTTGTCGCCGGTATCAATCGCTGCTCGTTGCACGATTGCTCGACCCGATTCTCGAAACTGTGCTCGCTTGGGGAATCTCTTCGGGAGCACTTCCACAAAATCCCGACTGGACGGCGCATCGATGGCAGTTTCCAGCGTGGCCGTCCGCTGACATCGGCCGCGAGACAAACGCCGAGCTTGCCGAACTAGCCGCTGGAGGGACGACCTTCGCCGAGTACTACGCTCGAAAGGGCGAGGACTGGGAGGAGGCGTTTATGCAATCGGCAATCGAGCAGAAGCGACGCTCGGAGATTTTCTCAGCGGCAGGAGTAGCCGACCCCTTAAACAGCGCCGAGAATGCCCTAGAAACACTCCTTCCTGCGACTGAGCTGGCCGAGTCGTTCTCTCCACCTCAATCGGTGCGCGCCGCAGCGGCACGGGCGTTGAGGAAGCGTCAGGAGAAACCACCGTCGCAACGGGGAATGACTCCTGTCGGAATCGCCAGGGCGAGGGATCTCGCGAACGGGCGCGCGGTTTCAGAGAAAACTGTGCGACGGATGAAAGCTTATTTCGACCGTCACGAAGTCGACAAGCAAGGGGCGACGTGGGACGACTACGGCCCGGGGAGACAAGCGTGGGACGGGTGGGGCGGAGATGCGGGGAAACGCTGGGCGACATCTATTGTTGAACGATTGAACCGTGCGGAGAAGCCATGAGCTATTCCATCGCAAAAGTCGACGGGCAATGGGTCAAGTTCGCCCCTCAAAAGCTCACCATCTCCATCGATTTCGACAAGACGTGGTCGGCTGCACCCGCGCTTTGGTTGTCGTTTACTCGGACGGCAAAAAGGCTCGGGCATCGCGTCGTTATGATAACGCGCCGCAGCGATACTCCACGCAACCGGGCAGAGGTTGAGAAGAAAACGGCTGGGGCTGGGTTCTCCGCCCTTATTTTCGCAGATGGCGGACAAAAGGAAGCGGCAGCACGTGCGAAGGGCATTCGCGTCGACGTGTGGATTGACGACTACCCGGAGGGCATTCCCAGCTGATGCCGTACGCCGTCCGCAAAACGCCAACGGGTTGGGTGAAGGTCAAAACCTTCCCGACGGAGAGTGTCGTCTCGCATCACAAAACCAAAAAAGCCGCAATCTCAGCGATTCGCGCTTACTACGCGAACAAGCGGAAGCTTCAGAAAAAAATCGAAACACCATGAAAACGACAAGCTTTCAAACACTGAACCCGTCGAGCGTTGACGCTGAAAAGTCGATGATTTTCGGCGTCAGCGTCAT